GGCAAAGTCAATCTTTATGTCGGCAGCTTCCGGCATGTTGATATTGCTATTAAGCCGTTTGCAGTCCATGATGAGCTGCACGAGATCACGCAATGGCTCTCGATAGATAGATCGCTTTTCCACGTTATACGATATCACATCGGATTTTGACAGGCGCAATTGATATCCGGAGCTGAATGAGCTTCCTTGCTTGATTGCTTCCGCGCTAATGCCCATAAGAGACGCCGCAAGCGCTATATTGTCGTTAACGATATCCCAGACCGTCTGAAGCTGCGGCGATGGCGTAGCATAGCCAATAGAGCCGCTCACATTGCCGGTTACAGGATCGCGAGGAATGTTGATGTATCGCTGAACGCCTACATTAAGTTTTGCGCCTTCAGGCATGCCAGACGTCCACATTGTGCTGAACGATTGATAATCCAGCGCAACATCAAGATTGGTCAGCTGGATATTGGCGCGCAGATTGGCGTCTACCATCGGAAATTGACGATCAAGCCAAAACGAGTCAATTGCCATATCAGTGCGAAACCAGGCAATTGGTATGCGACCGTATGGATTAGGCTGAGGCGGCTCAATGTCTGAGTCAATCGTTCCATCCGTTTTCAGAGTCACTACGCGATATGAGTCATCCGTCCAGAGCGCATATACATCAGAGCGCTCTGCAATCGGAGTGTTGAACTTATTCCGGATTGTGTAAGCCACAGCCACGGCTTCGGTTGGGTCAACGTCATCTTGCCAAACTATGCAGCGATCAGGCGTAATGAAGTCCAACTTTATTTTGCCTGTTCGCGGATTAAAAATTGGCGCAATGCCTATCTGATTGCAAGTTTCTGCGTATCGATCAATAACGCGCAAAGAGCCAAATAAATTCACGCCATCAAGCAAATCAGTAAAATGTTTAGCTAAATTATCTGACGCTCCATCTAATACGATAGACGGGTCTTGCTGGAATATTTTGGCAAGCTGGCGAGTTAGCGCGCGGGACAAATCTGTCGCAACAATATAGTGTTGCAGATCGGTATATGTGTCCGGGTATCGGCTTTTAATTTTCGCCAAAGTATACGATTCTTGGTTGTAGTTGTAAAAGTCGATCGCCATGCGCGTAATTGCGCGCCGCTGTGAATCGTCTTGCATTATGCTATTCACTTTTGCTCTGCGTATTAAATCTAAGTTCATGCTACATCCCAGGGTGCTTGTTCTTGTTTCACTAATGCGTCAACAACAATTATATTGCGCATTGCATCAGAAATATGTGTCAGCATTGTGTTTTTCGGTTTTATGATAGCGCCAGCCGCATCGGTGACTACCTGCTCAAGATCGTTAATCAAATTTTCACAACTTGGATCGATATGGATAGCATTATGCGCAAATGCGCCATTGGCGATATTCAGTGATCTGCGTTGCGTTATGCCGTGTCGATACCGGACATCAAAGCCCCTGCGCTTCAGTATTTCAATATCGCTTGCGTCAGATGATGTTTTGCGCGCAATTCCAGTAGGGTCCGGATAGCAGCGCAATACGCGATTCGGATAGTCTTCTGCCAGCAAGTCTGACAACAGATATGTGTTGGCGTTCAAAAGATAGTATTCGGCAAAGAAAAAATAATGTGTGCGCTCGTCAATTTCGCTTTCGCGGGTATAGCACAAAGCAGCCGTCATTGGGTTGACATTGAAATCGATGCCCACGAGGATCACGTCGTGCGGCTCAGGCATCGGAACGCTATGCACGTGAACATCCCGGCGGAAGGCATAGTGCGCTTGCATATTGTTCAGATTCACAAATTGACCGCTAATATACGCCATAGCCATCTGCTCATCATAGGTAGACAGCAGATCATTAATGTATTCGGCGGGTAGATATATGTTCGATCGCGTATCGGCATGGATGACGGATGTACCCGGATTCGGACACTTCTTCAGCACATTGTAACAGGTTGAAAAGCCTTCCGGTGAGCTCACGATGTAAAGCTGAGCATCTTTCCGGCCTCTGAGCCGTTCTCTTGCCCGGCGGATAGCGATCTCACCTTTCGCCAAATCAAGCGTATCGATCTCGTCAAAACCGAAATCTGTAAATGAGTACCCTTTAATCCGCTCAGGGTGGAATGCAGACACTATCTTGACTTGACCCTGTTCTGTTTTGATTGTAAGTTCTGATTTGTTCTCTACGTATTTGATTCCCGCCATATCCAACATATCGCAATACGGGTAGAAGAACAATTCCTTCGCGTCGCCATACGATGGGTAGCCGATGCCGACATTACTCCTGCCTGTTGCGCCCGGTCTACTGATGTGGCAGATGAAAGTCTTAGCGAGAAACGCTGCAGTTTTGCCAGATCCGAGTCCACCGATTAGACCAAGCGTTCTGCTCCAATCATTGAGGAATTGCCATTGATGCGGCAAATAATGATCTTCACAAAAGTTAATCTTCATCGGATTCCGCCAGCCGCGCAGGGCGCATGCATATTTCGGGTTTGTTGTGGTCTTGCGGCGCCGGTTCGTCTGCTGGTCTCTCAATATATCCCCGCTTCTTGCCTTTGCATTTTAGCAGGAATATGATTGCAGAGAGCTCTCCATTGTTCACGGCATTAAATAGTTTTGACTCGGCAAGATCAAGAGACAAATTGTTTATGTCGGCAACGGCATCGCAATAAGCCTGATCTGACTTTAGCCAATTATAATGTTGCCGCCTGCTGATGCCTACCTTTTTCGCTGCGGTGGTGACCACGCCAAGAGACTTTTCAAGTGCCTCCAGCATTTGGCTTTTTTTAAGTGTGAAGTCTGGAGTCGCTTTAGTGGCATTGTCTTTTTTGGTCGCTGCCATATTATCCGTCCCACGGCATGCCGATGCCGAAGTGTCCCCACTCTGCTGTTTTTTCATAATCAATATCACGAAGCCCAAGCGCATCGATAATTGCTTTTGGTGTCAAATTGTAGTGTGAAATGTCAACAT